CTCCAATGAACTCTCGCTCTGTGATTCTCGTTCCACGTGGTCCATCCTTGTGAAAGGTTGCTCCGACGTGGGTGTCTCCGGCCATGAGCGAATTCGATTTAACTCGATAATCGCCGTGCCCGAAGTACTTCGCCAGTGACGACGCTGCGTAAGCACCGAGGTCACCCTGGTTGACGAAGTTTCCCAGGGTTCTGCCGATCGTTGAGGCTGCATCGAGCTTCGTGAGGTTCTTCTTAACGAGGGACCTCTCGAGGTGATCGATTTTGGCCTCGAGACGACGGGCAGGGTCCGAGATCGACTGAACCTCGGTAGTGTAGTCACCACGGCCGCGGATGCGGGCGGGACGACTGGGTAGGCGCTTTTGCCTAAGTGGTTGTTGTTGATTCTTTCGAGTCATGCTATTGTATTGTGGGGAAGACCCGATACAATTCGGAGACTGTACATCCACGCGTCACAGATGAAAATCTGAAGGCGCCGTGCAGTCGTTCGACATTTTGGTTAGTACGGAAGTATTAAGCCCTGAGGGGCACCGTTTTGGGCCAGAATGAACCACGCGTGGACTCCCTAGAGTAACTGACTCATGGCAGGACGGTTCGCCCTTTACCACTTGTTCCCTCCCTTTCTTGAATACCTACCCGTTCGGGAAGGTGTGTAGTCTGGGAGGAGGCCTTGTGAGGCACGAACTCTGTAGTCTTCTCGGAGACGAGCCTTGACCGTTGAGGTCGGGCGTGTCTTGATGGACTTCAGGGTTCGCGATGTCTCGCGAAGGTCAGAAGCGGTGAAGGGCCGGGATACCACCGGCAGGTATTCCCAGGACTCCAGCTCGACGACGATGGCCGGAGGAGATGGGGGTGACTCGATGGGAGCTGACTCCGCGGCGGCAGGGACGACTTCTTCCTCTTTCGGTTTGTAAGTGACAATTCGATAGGGGAAGGTGGTCATCTCCCCAATGGGGAGAAGGTCCTTGCGGCCATGGTTCGACCCCTTGAGGAGCCGGCGGAGTTCGTCGTTTGAGAGTCGACAGGAGGCCACCAATTCAGTGGGCTCCGGCTCGAAGTAATCAACCACGAGTGGGTTGGCTCGGACTGTAAAGTCGGAGTCAAACTGCGAGCGGCCATCTTCGAACGGGCCTACAGGGGCATCCAGAGTTGCCGAAATGAATCGACGGGCTCCGAGTGTCCCAATAGACGTCTCCACGGTATTGATCGCCGTCAGGCGCGTGAAAGGTCGAAGAGGATGATCCTCGGCTGGTCCCACGAACTCCTGCTTGGCCGCTTCAAGAAGACGGTACGCGAGGTGTCGCTGGGGTTCAGAGAACCGAGGGGTCACACCCTCGGGAACCTTGAATCCAAGGCCCCCAAGAAGCGGATGAGCGAAGAGGTTGAGGGTCCATTTGCCGAAACGAGTCTGACGGTTGATCCCTTCCTTGTGGTAGTGGAGAAAGAGGTTGTGGGCCCTTACAGGGTCCATTGCACCAATTACTGCCCATTCATACCATGAGGATAGGGGGACGAGGCCGTGACGGCCCCGCTCGTCGGTTGTTTCTGCAAGGTTCATGAGGAGTCCCAAGTTGATGTATCCGAGGACACGGAACTTGTGACTCTTCTTGAACACCCAAGGGTGCGTCTCATCGAGCTCATCCAAGTCCGCCCAGGGAATCTTGGTTGGAATGGAGAGCTGTTCCGAGAACGGTTCAGAGAGAGTCCACGAGGTAATCCGACCGGTCTTGACCAGACGGGCAGGGGTTGATTCGTCGAAGACAATGGGGAGGGAGTTGACCGTCATGTATCGGGAGTGAACGAAGTTCTTTCCGAGAGAGAGGGTGAACCCTACCGACCTTGTCGCGGCGAGCCAGCGCTGGTACTGTTCTGGGTCGGATCGGAAGAGGATGTCGTCGCCGTTCACAAGGACGGGGAGGAGTCTCAACGCTCGTCGACCCTGAAGGAAGTCCTTACGGACCTTATCCGGGAGCGATTGAATGTATGTAAATAGATTCAAAATGCAGAGGATAGGGAACGAGAGGACCGAGCCCATCAGTTGACCGTTCCTTTGGAGAACGGGATCCTGTTCGGCGTCCTTCGGGTAGATCAGTACCTGCTCGAGGAGCACGGCACGGAGATGCGGAATCAGATGGCGATCCTCGCCGACCAGTTTGGCCTCGATGGCCTCCAAGACGAGCTTGGTGGCTTGGATGTCGAGTCCATCGGTTGCGGCGGAGTAATCACCCGAGACGAAATCCGCAGTCCTGTCACCGTGAAGTTTCCTTTCGCGTTC